TTAATAGATGAGTTGCTGCTGCGTTCCCTGGGGATGTGGCGGCGCCGCGCTAACTTTTTGTGGCCGGCAGACGGAACGAACAAAGGTCTCCAACGTCACGAAGGTATGCCCACATTCGATGTTGGTACACTGGTTATAACGCTCTTTGGTTTTATTTGACACTTGGAAACTACTGCGGGTGTGTGCCGCCTGCCCGCACAATGGACAGTTCATCATAACTCACCTCGACAACTGTAGATAAACCTAGGTTAACGATACGCGATCACGCTTAATTTTGCACCGATCATTCCATCTCAAGCTGGTCTATCCGTACCTCCAGTTCGATGCTCGTCGTAAAGCCGTTTTCCGGTGTGATGGTGTGGATAAGGGTAGTGATTGTCCACTCAGCCTCATCGATCGGCGGTTTAAACCCGTAGACCTTCACCGGCATCTCTGTATAAAGATCGGCACGTCCCTCAGCCAGCTGTAAGGTAAATGAGGCGACACCACGCTGTATCCGTTCCCACTCCACCTTGGCACGCCGGGCGGCATTACTACGATTGGCATAGGTGTGATTAATGATCAGTACGTTTTCGTCCGTTCCTGCAAGGTAGCCGCCCTGCTTCGTCTCCTGGCGTTTATCTGCCGAATGCTCATTGCTTATCTTGCGGCGGCGCCTAACGCTTACCGCATTTTTCTCTTGCGGTTCACGCGTGTTTAGCCAATAGGTCACCACCCCGGTGTAAGCGCTGCGGTCGGCTAGGAGAAAACGGTGACCATCCCCAATGCGGCGTGTCAGGGTGATCAGCGGCAGCGGTTTACCACTGGCCGTCTTTCCCTGCCCTTGGCGGATAAACAATAGGTGGCCATTTTTTACCGAAGCGATGGCACCATACTGGCGAGCAAGGCGTGTCAAAAAGTTAGCATCACTTTCGTTGGTTTGATCCAGATGAGTGACTGCCTGCGCGGCTAGATCGGCACAGAGGGCGCTCTTTAGGCCATGGCGCGTTGCAATCTCCTGAATCAGTGAGCCCAACGTTGTGCGGTGCCATGAATGCTCACGACGGATATTCATTCCTGCACGGAAGTCGGCGCTGCGCGCTCGTAGGGTCAAGCGGTCCGGGGCGCCACTGTATTCGATCTCATCCACCACGAACGTACCCTTCTGGAAAAGTGGCTGATCCTTCCACCCTAAAGCCAGTTCGATAACAGCGCCACGCCGGGGCAATTCAAGAGCACCATCGGCGTCATCCAGTTCCAGATCCAGTTGATCGGCCTCAAATCCCCGGTAGTCGGTCAGAGTCAGGCTCATCAAGCGCGCGTCCAGAGCTGCCGTTAGATCTTTTCCCGCTAGGGTCAGGCTCAGTGCCGGTTCGCGGGTATTCATGTCGTTTAATACGTTAGTGGGCATCACTGCAATAGCCCTCCGACCGTCTTACCGATGTGGGTGATGGCCGCAGACGCGGTATCGCGTAGATTGCTCAACTGCTCGCTCAGGTCACCCAAGATACCGGTCAGCGATGTATCGACTCGTTTTAGTGCCAGAGTAAACTCGATGCGACGTGGCACGCCATTCTGGAAGAAGTCGGTCTTCGTCTGGCTGAGTCCTTCGATCACAAACATACCGTAGATCGTCCCGCTACCCTCGATCAGCGGCCATGCCTTACCCATTTCGGCCATCTGCTCCAAGGCCAGGAGTGACAGATAGCCTCCGGTGACCTCGGGAAGGAGTACACCGGATAACATCAACAGGTCGTTATCGGGACCAACAAACTGAGTCGCAGGACGGCGGCTGACCCGACTATTCTGAGCGTGTCGCCAATTGCGCGGATACTGCAAGGCCTGGTAAGGCACGGTACGCAACGTAAAGACAAATAACCCCAAGACCATCATCATGTGTCATACCCTCCCTGATCCCGATAGTCACTACGCGCCCGAGCCTCGGCATACTTTTCTCGGGCTGCCAATTGACGCGCCACCTCGTGGGCAATCGCCTGTGCACTTTGGCCCGGTTGGGTGTAAATGGTGATCGGCGCATGGGTTTCAATGTGTATTGTGGGCCCCATTGTTGGGCTGGAGGCACGAGGTTCGGGAGGTTGCATAGAGTAGTGGCTGGCGGGCAGGCTAAACGGGTGCAACGGACGCGGCGTATCTACCGAGACCTGACTTCCCACGAGGCTACTAACTAGTGCAGCCAGCGCCGCCGTGCGACTCCGACTCATAATCTGTGCCGGCCCGGAGATCAGTTCCGGCCCCCGCTCACCGACGATGCCAAACTGTCGGGATGGGATAATGCCGCCCTGATCGTAGAGGCCCGCATAGGCAGGCATAGGGAAACTTCTGCGTCGCGCGATAATATCGATACCACTAGCGGGACGTGTCTGGGTGGGAGCCTCTGGTAAGCGTGCCTTAGCTGCCTCTTGATTGATCAGTCCGAGCTTCTCAAGCAACCAGTTCACCCCACGGCGCAACGTTCGCAGCGGATCCAGCGCCAAGCGCAACCCTTGAGCCAACTTTTCACCAAAGCGGTGACCATAATCCGCCGCTCGAGCCAGCGTCTCGCTAGTTGCGTCAACCGGAGCTAACAGCGCGCGGAACCCACGCCCAAGGCGAGAAAGTAATTCAGCAAGCCTACCAAACTGAGCTTGGAGTGGCGCCAGCACGTTCTTGATCGGTTCGGCTAACGTCATGAAACCCTCGATGAGACCGCCGAGAAAGGCCTTGATCGGACGCCAATACTTCCAGATCACGACAGCGGCGGCGAGTAAGGCCGCCACAACAATCCCAATTGGGCTAACCAAGGCGCCGAAGGCGGCAGGCAAGGCCACCAACACCGTACGCAACAGGGACAACGGCGTACGGGTCAGCCATAACAGGGCACGGCCAGCCAGTTGGATCGCCGAGGTGACCATCGGCAAGATCTGGATGCCGAGCATCGTAATGGCAAAGCGGATCACGATAAACGGCCCCAGGATGGAGGCTAACGCCAACGACAACGTCCCGATGGCTATCATCACGGCCGAGAAGCCAGCCACCAGTTTAAATAGGGCTGCAACCAGTCGCGGGTGACGCTTAACCAACTCATCGAAACGTGAAGCTAGCGTGCCCAATTTATCGACGAGCGCCTTCAGTTGCGGAGCCACTGTTTCGCCGATGCTAGCCAAGGCATTGGTAAAGGTCCCGCTGGCAGCATCCCATAGGTTAGCCAGCGTGCGTAATGACGCATCCACTCGCTGACGCAACGAGGCCTGCGTCTCTAACTTAGCGGCGGCGGCCTGATAGCCTGCAATGCCTTGATTGATCATCAACAGTAGGACACGTCGTGTCTCTGCATCGTTACCAAATAGGGTCTTAATGACGGACAAGCGCGTACTGGTATTCAGCTTCTGTAGCTTTGCTAACTGGGCGTACATCTGTTCGATACCGCCAAACTCCCCCTTACCGTTGCTGAAATCCAAATGGATGCCACGGCTACGCAGCTCACTGTTTGTGGCTTCGACTCGGCGAGCGTCCATCACCGCTTGGAAAACTTTTCGATAAGCGTTACCTGCTGCCTCCCCCGCCATGCTGGCCTGATCGGCCATCACCAACAAGGGAGCAAACAGTGTTGCGGCCTCGACGCCCTGCTTATGGACGATATCCATAGCAATGCTGATCTGAGCAAATCCTTGCAACATGTTGTTGGGATCGACCCCGGCGTAGAAACCCTTCTGGATCAAATCCAGCAGAGACATCATCTCCTGCTCACTGGTACGTGTCGCGTCTTGAAGTTTGGCGGCGAATTCGGCGGCGGCGGTGGGCGCCATTTGCAACTGTACGGCGAGATAGGCAGCCGCCTCCCCTAAGCCACCTAGGATCACCTCAGCCGACATCCCCTGGCGGCGCAGCATCGTCATCATGTTTTGAAAATCGGCGGTGGTGCCGGGTAAACGGTCACCCAAAGCCAACGCGAGACGATTAATCTGCTCAAATGCCGGTGCAACCTTGCCATCGGGTCCCATGAGTGCGCCAGCGAGCTGGTTCGCGGCCGTTTCCGACGCACTATAAGCCCTCACCGGCGCCAGCAACGAGGCCCCCGTTGCAACACCGGTCGCCATTACGCCAGCCCCCGTGCCCGCCAGTCGGTTACGTAAATCACGGGCTTGCGCGGCGCGCGTTCTGGCAGCATTCAGTTTGTTTTGACGTTGAGCCACTCGCTGGAGCTGGCGTTCCTGCTGTGCCAGCTGACGGTTATAATGCATCGTCTCCCGGGCGAGGCGCGCCGCCGCCCCGGCGCCATCCTGTGCCGAGATCCCAGCGCGATACAGCTCGGCACGCACCCTAGCCGTCTGCTGTTGCAGCTTCCTTTGTCTCTCCTCAAGACGTTGTACCGCCAGTTGCTGGCGTCCCAACGCCACGATCTGGCGTTGTGTGGGTGGACCCGATGCAGACAACGTCGAATTTAGCAGACTGGCCCGCTGACGGGCATAGTTCAGCCGCTCGCCCAGCTTTTGGTTATCAGCCTGGAGTCGGCGAAATCCCTCCAGCTGACCACTCATGCGGTCGAGCTGTTTCAAGGCATCGCGGGATTTTTTCAACGCGGCGGCCAACGAGGTCGAGCCAGCTTGAGCGCCTTTCAACGGGCGGCTCAGCTTATCGATCGCGTTCAGGATCACCTGGAGACGCAGAGTGGTATCAGCCATCACTCACCCCGCTACGTTGCATCGCCTTATGCCGCCAGGCCAGCAGTTCGGACAGCGACATGGGATCGGTTACTGCTGGCGGCCAATGGAAAACCACCGCGATATCGGCGACCAGATCATCAACCGTCAGGTCGTCGGTAAATCGGCAATCACCGACTTCGGCAACAAAAAAGTGGCCACCTCTATCGCAATGGTCATCAGATCGGCCGGGTCGAGTGCGGCGACTTCTTGTGGCGTCAGCGATGGGGTAGCGATGCGCGGGATCAACGTCATCAGCGCATTGACATCCAGATCGATGATGGCTTGAAGACGTGTACCGCGTAGCGCGCCGGACAGTGGCTTATGCAGAACTAACTCGGTGATGTCGTTGCCACCGCGTTGGATCGGGGTATCCAGAGTGATGCGTTTCTCATTCGGCTGATCGGCCATAGTTTATCCTCAGTCTGGCGTGGCGGTGCGCGATGCGTCCCTTACGCGGTGAACGCTGAGCCGTTATAGGCCCAAGGCATGGCGATGGGCTTCGAGGAGATCGACACCATCGACGACTTCGATCATGTTGATTACGTCAACTTCGTACAGGACCTCGCCGTTAATGGTCAGCTTGGCGTAGCTATTGGTACTGCTAACCTTTGTCTGGCTGCTGTCGCCGGTTTTCCATTCGCCCGAATCCACTTCTTTGTGGCGACCTCGCACGATCAGCTCGATCGCCTCCACCTCGGCGTTATCATCGCGTTGGATCGCACCGGTAAAACGCAACTGCACCGCATCGGTACGATCCTTCGCCAGCTGTTTAAAGAGCAATGGCTCGATGCCGCCTAAGGTAAACTCCGTATCCAAAGCGCCATCATCCAGTCCCATATCGATATCCACCGCTCCGGGCATGCCACCACCACGGTATTTTTCAAACTTACGGGTGAACTTGGGCAAGGTCAGGGATTCCACTACCCCTTGCCAATTGTTGCCGTCATTAAATAGATTCAGATGCTTTAACTTACGAGGTAAGGCCATGGTTTCTCCTTACGCGCTGACCTGGCTGGCGAAATCCAACAGGTAACGGTCAGTGATGCGCTGGCGCAGCATCAGGTTTTCTAACGGCGGCACCGGTGTGTAATCGTAATCGATAGTGAGCTTCCCGGCTTTCAGCGAGTCCTTATCGTTTACCGATTCGTCCAACCAACAATCCGCCCCGATGAGGTAACCCTGAGCCGTCAGACTGCGCAGTTTAGCGCGAATGCTCTCGATGATGTCGCGCGCTAAGGAGGGATTCAAAGGGCCGTCGACCGACCACATCTGCGCCTCGGCGATGGTATCAGCCAGAACCTGCGCGGTGCGGGTATAGTTTTCGAAAGCGTAAAGGGGGTCACTACTCAAAGTACGCGATCCCCAGAAGCGGTAGCCCTCCTGGCGGATCAGCGTGGTAATGTCATTCTGATTCAGCAGTCCTGCATCAGTGTTAGGGTCAAGCAAATCCCAATACACGGGGGCGCTAATGCCGCTGACGCCGTTGACGGCCACGTTGGATAGCGTTTTATGCCAGCCAATCTGCTCGTCGAGCTTCGCACGCAACCCTAAGGCATAGGCGCTGGTAACAGCGATACTGTCGGCGGATCTTATACTGTGAAAATTCGGCCAGATCAGCATCCCCTCACGTTGACCAAAATTGTCACGATAATTAATGATCTCTGAAACATCCATCATATCAGCTATATCGTTAGACACGGAAAGATAAGCGAAACCACGCAGTTGTTGGGCAACGGTCAATAAGGCGTTAGATATCTCCTGACTGTCTAAACCTGGCGTAGCGAGAATACGCGGCTTCACTCCAAGCTCAGATGGCGCTGCCAACAAAGCCTGGATCCCCGACTTGTAGGTGGATGTGTTACGACCGATAATTTGTTCCAATATATCCTTAGAACTATCGAAGGCGGGTAGACGCACTACGACGGTAACGGGATTAGCCTGTGCGCCGATCGCCTCTAATGAAGGCGCCAAGGTTCCTGTGTCCCCCGCCTTACCACTGGCTGAGAGAACATCGGTCAGCAGCACAGGACGGTTCGGCGGAAACGTATCAATGTCGGCATCATTGGAGGTACAAACCATACCCACGACGGCGGTACTGATGGTGGTGATGGGACGGGTGCCTTCATCGATTTCGATGACGCGCACGCCATGATGGTAGTCCTGTGCCATAAGGCAATCTCTCCGGTTGCAGGGATAAGCCTATGTTCCGAGTGATGCGAGCCGTCCGCACCTGCTGGCGGTTGTGTGAGTTATGGTACAAGCGCGGCGCTCTTATTCAGGCGGCGCTGGCCAGATGATTGTCTCTCCCGTCGGGATGATGTCGTCCACTTGTAACCGATATCTTCGCCAGTCATTCAGGCGTTGACTTAGCGTAGTGCTATCTTGCGTCTCATCCAGTTCGAGTTTGTCCGTCAATAACTGAATACGCTGCGAAGCCTGCTCCAACAGGCGCGCCTTGTGCTGTTGATCCTGTTTCAGCTGCGCGAGTTGCTCGGCCTGCTCATCCTTTACCCACGCCTCTCCCGTCCAAACATCAAAGGAGCTGGTGGGCGACAACGTAGTAAAGCGTGATGGGATCTCACCCAATACCTGAATCGTGCTGGGTTGGCGGCTCTCGGTGTCCCAGACCGCCTCTCCTCGGTGGTCAGCTATCCATTCCCAGCGTTGGCCATCCGGCGAACGAACTAAGGCGAGCCCAGATTCCGGTTGGGTTGGGGCATCCAGGTAGCTATAAGCGGGGATACCGACGCCCTCCATCACATAGTCATAGCTGGTGCCGCAGTATTCACGAGTAGTTTCATTGGCATGGTATAGCAGCACCCAACCGGCTGTTTTAGCTAACCGCTTTTTGTTGAATTCAGCCTGAGGTGGTGTGAGTTGATATTCCATATTATGCAGCCCTCACGATATAGAGAAAGGCGACGTTACGTGGGCGATTTTCATTCGCGGTGGGAACCACTCGACTCGCATCAAAACCGGCAACATACCCATTACCCCCTTCTGATTTGGCATCATAGTTAAAATTGCTATATCTGAAAAATGCACCACTCAACTGGGCGGCAGTTTGATCATCGGCACCAAAGCGACCCTCAATATTACGAATAGCGTCCGCTTGGTGAGTCAAAACAACACGGAATCGATCCACGCCTCGGTCATTGTCATAGCCACGAATAAACTCCCCGCGTAAGTCAGGCAAAATCCCAAGGGGATAGACCATTGCGAGTTGTGGATAAACAGATAGCGAAAAAGTCTGCCCGGCACAGATTACCCACCCTCGGGGAGGAAATATCAAGGGCCAAGGAATTGGCACTCCCACAGGGAGTGAGTTCAACACTTGACTGACCAATTGCTCGACACGCTCATTCACACGTCGTATTGCATTGGGTGT